ATACGGCATGTGGTTCGTTCCGCCGGATGTTGGAGTAACTGTGATGTGTGTGTTTGTTGATGGCGATCCTGGCGAAGGATATTGGTTCGCTTGCTTACCGCCTAATTTTTCAAACAACATGGTGCCAGCGATTGCAGGAACTACACAGGTAGAATACGCCAAGGGCGAAAAAGAAAAGTTTGATACCACACAGCCACTACCTACAGGTGAAATAAACAAAAGATTTAATAAAGAAGCAGCAGAAAAAGATCCAGACAAGATTAAAAAACCCATTCATCCAATAGCAGATAGATTTCTTGAACAAGGAACCCTAGAAGATGATGTAAGGGGAGTCACAACCAGTTCCGCAAGAAGACAAGTTCCAAACTCCGTGTTTGGAATTTCTACTCCAGGTCCACTTGATTGGAGAGACGGAAGCAAGAGAATGACAACTGGCCCTACGGACAATCAGTCATTAGAAGCAGTCCCAGTTTCGAGATTAGGCGGCACACAGTTTGTCATGGATGACGGGGATGACAGATATGCAAGACAAACAAAAGCAGGAGAAGGTCCTGTAAAATATATTGACATACTTGAAGGAAGATTTGCTGACAAGGAAGCAAAGGAGACTAACGAAAAAGGTGATCCTACAGTTCCTTATAACGAGTATACCAGATTAAGAACTAGAACAGGACACCAACTTCTGATGCACAATTCCGAGGATTTAATCTATATCGGTAATGCAAGAGGAACATCATGGATTGAAATGACATCCAATGGTAAGATTGATGTTTATGCTGCGGATAGCATCAGCGTGCATTCTGAAAATGATATTAACATCAAAGCAGATAGAGATGTTAACATGGAAGCAGGCAGGAATATAAACATGAAAGCCACCGCCGAATATGTTTCCCCAACAGAACTACATCGAAGAGATGATGATGGAAATCCAATACCCAAAATACAGGATTCTAATGAATTCGAATCAGGAAGAATACAGATAGAAAGTGCATTCAATACAAATATACTAATTGGTGCCAACGGTAAAATTGAAACACGCAGTTATGAAAATGCCGAAGGTGTTATTGTTCCGGGGGATTTAGATATTGATGTAATAGGCAATACAAGAATTGAACAAGCAATTAACCTTGATGTTAAGACGGGTGCAAGAACATCGTTAACTGCTACAACCAATACAGAAATTAAAAGCGGCGGAGATCATATCGAGACTGCAACAAATATTCATATGAATGGTCCTGAGGCAAGAGCAGCAGACACTGCAAAAAGTATAACGGATCTACACCTACACACAGCACTGTTTAATAATGTTGAAGTTGGCTGGCCCAAGTTAAAATATCTTGACGGAACGATTAAATCAATAATGAAAAGAATACCCATGCACGAACCTTGGGCACTGCATGAAAACAATTCCCCTGCCCTACAAGCAGAAAGATTCACTGATAGGGAACTAAAGGAGTAATAACATGAAAAAGATATACAATCAAAGAGCAGTAGCAGTTAACAAAGCAAGTGTTGGAACGGAAGGAGCGAACACGTTCACATACAAAGGATTCAACAGCAGAAATAAAGCAAATGGATTCAAGTTATATGATATTGATCTGGTAAAACAGGACGTAATCAATCATTTCTACATAAGAAAGGGTGAAAAGTTAGAAAATCCTACATTTGGAACCATAATATGGGACATGATATTTGAACAATTTACGGAAGAAGTTAAAACCATGATAGCGAAAGATGTTGAAAATATAATCAACTATGATCCTAGACTAGTTGTGCAAAATGTTTCTGTCGACAGCACGGAACAAGGCATGAGAATTGAAGCAGATGTAGTTTATGTGCCGTTTAATGTCAATGAAAGAATGCGTTTCGATTTTGATAGAAATAACTCCGTAATAAACTAAGCACTTAATTTGGCAGGCTAAATATTGCAATAGGATACTAACTAATGAGCACAACATCAAGACAGAATAATTTAATACTGAATCAGGACTGGACACGAATCTATCAGACCTTTAAAAACGCTGATTTTAAGTCCTATGACTTTGAGAATATTCGCAGGGTAATTATTAACTATCTCCGCGAAAACTATCCTGAAGACTTTAATGATTATATTGAAAGTTCTGAATACATGGCATTGGTTGATGCTGTTGCATTCCTAGGACAGAGTTTGAGCTTTAGACTAGATTTAGCAAGTAGAGAAAATTTTCTTGAACTAGCAGAGCGTAAGGAAAGTGTTCTTAGAATAGCAAGAATGCTTTCGTATAATGCCAAGCGTAATATTGGAAGTAGCGGACTACTAAAATTTAACAGTGTATCCACAACAGAAAGCATTGTGGACAGCAATGGAAGAAATCTTGCACAGCAAACAGTCAAGTGGAACGACCCTACAAATTCAAACTGGGCAGAACAGTTTATATTAGTATTAAATTCAGCAATGGCCGACAACACAGAATTTGGCCGAAGCGAAGGATCTGCTTCAATACAAGGAATCCCATCAGAACAGTATAGATTTAGAACTAACTCAACTGATGTTCCATTGTTCACGTTTACTAAAACAGTGGCTGGCAGAAACATGCCATTTGAAATATTAAGCACAACATTTAAAGATTCGGAAACAGTATACGAAGAATCTCCAACTCCTGGAAATCAATTAGGATTTATTTACAGACAGGACGGTAAAGGATCAGCAAGTGCTAACACAGGATTCTTTCTACAATTTAAACAAGGTAGTTTAGAATTTGCTGACTTCACAATAAACACTCCAACCACAAATGAAACTGTAGCAGTCGAAAGCAATAACATCAACAACGATGATGTTTGGTTATTTGGAATAAACTCCGCCGGCGGACAGGAAAAAGAATGGTCACAGGTAAGCAGTCTTACAGGAAACAATATTGCCTATAACAGTATAGTTGGTAATGTGAAAGATATCTATTCTGTATCTACACAATCAAGCGATAGAGTTAATCTTGTATTTGCAGACGGAACATATGGTAATCTTCCGCAGGGAAGTTTTAGAGTTTACTACAGAGTCAGTAATGGACTAGCGTATTCAATTGCTCCAACAGACATGCGTGGCATTTCGATTGATATTGATTACATTAATAAGGCTGGAATAGCACATACTCTTACAGTTAATTTAGGATTACAATACACAGTAAGTAATGCTGCTCCAACTGAAAGTGTAGATACAATTAGACAGAATGCGCCTGCACTTTATTACACACAGAATAGAATGGTAACTGGTGAAGATTATAATCTTGCACCGTTAGCAAGTTCACAGAACATTCTAAAATTAAAAGCAGTTAACAGGACGTCAAGTGGTATCAGTAGAAATTATGATATAATTGATGCAAGTGGAAAATATAGCTCGGTTAATGTTTTCGCAGATGACGGGTATATCTATAAACAAGATTCTGAAAGAAGTTTATTCTTTAAATTTACAACCAAGACAGAAATTATTAATTTCCTAAGAGAAAATATTGAGGGTGCATTTGCGGATAAGGATCTGTATAACTTTTATATTACAAAATACGAAAGAGTTACATTTAGTGAACAGACAACAGTCTGGACTAGTATAACCAACGATTTAAATAGCGGCACAGGATACTTTACTAATACAGTCGATAACAGTTTACTTAAAACAGGAACATATTCGACAAGCAGTTTAAAATTCTTGACAGTTGGAGCAACAATTAAATTTATTGCTCCTACAGGTTATCACTTTATGACCACACAGAATAATAAACTAATGGCAGGCGCTGCTGATCATCCAGGAAGTTCTACTTATATTTGGACCAAGGTTCAGTCCGTGGTTGGAGATGGAACAAATGCGGATAGAGGAGCACTTGCAAATGGCCTAGGACCAATCACATTTAATGAGAACGTGCCAACGGGTGCAATCGCTAGTAATATTGTTCCTAAATTTGTAAATGATTTAAACACAGCACTTGAAACTGAAATAACCAATTTAATGTTTGCTAATTTAAATTTTGGTTTGAGATATAACACAGCAGATAGTTCCTGGAAAATTATACAAAATCAAAACTTAGATTTAATTAATAATTTTAGTCTAGGTAAAGCAGGCGATACAACAAACGAAAATCTTGATGCAAGTTGGCTATTTGCCTTTGTTAAAGAAAACGATCAATACATTGTTAGAATAAGAACTCTTAATTATGTGTTTGGAAGCGTTGAACAGAATCGTTTTTACTTTGATAAAAATGAAACAGCATACAATAATCTTACAGGATTACTAGCCAAGGACACAGTAAATATTTTAGGAATTAATAGTTTAAGTAACAGTTCGTCAGCATTGGGAAGAGATTATAAATTTGAAATAACTGATACTATTCAGTTTGATGACGGGTATGAAAGCAACAAAGAAATCAAGTTAAGTTTCAGTGATAGTGATAGTGATGGAGTTGTTGATGATCCGGATTCGTTTATACAAGTGGCGGGTGAAGATATTAATTCAAACTACTTGTTCTTTGTTAGAAGCACGGATCAATACGGCACTGATATTTTAAATTTATTTGATAACTCGACTAACACTATCTTAATTGCAACTAGAGAAGCACTGATAAATGTAAATGACTATACCGATGGACAATTGATTTACTTTAGTGATGTTGCAGAAAATAGGGTGAAAAAAGTAAACAGAACAACTAACACGCTCGTTCTTGATAGTTCATATGTTGCATACATAGGAAGAAGAAATTTAAAATTCCAATACACACATGCAGCAAGTGACGATAGAAGACTTGATCCAAGTGTTACCAACATTGTTGATTTATTCCTATTAACAAAAAATTATGATACTGCATATAGAAATTATCTAGCAGGAGCAACAACCGAACCAGTAGCACCAACCACTGACAGTTTGAGAGTTGAATTTGGTAGTAATCTAAGCCAAATAAAAACAATCAGTGATGAAATAGTTTACCATCCAGTAAAATACAAAGTGTTATTTGGAGCAAAGGCAGCAACTAAATTACAGTCGCAGTTTAAAGTTGTAAAGAATTCAAACAAAGCAATTAATGATAACAATTTAAAAGTAAGAATAGTTAATGCTATTAACCAATTTTTTGCAATAGGAAATTGGGACTTTGGTGATAGATTCTATCTAAGCGAACTTACTACATATATTATTAATTCAGTAGCGCCTGATGTTACCAACTTTGTTATATTACCTAGAGATACAACCCAAGCATTTGGTAGTCTGTTTGAAATTCAGAGCAAGCCAGATGAAATTTTTGTAAGTGGTGCAACTGTAGATGACATAAAAATTGTAACCAGCATCACCGCAGCAGAAATAAGAGCCAGCACAGGATCCGTAGAAAATGGCACAACATCGAATACTACATCAAGTTCTAGTTCGTCGAGTTCTTCTAGCAGCGGAGGTTCTAGTTACTAATGGCAGATAAAAAAGTTTACCCTAATAGTCAATTACCTATTAGAAAAAGTTCAGAATTACTTCCGCAAACTTTTAGGAGTGTTAATAATGACAAATTTCTATCAGGAGTTGTCGACCCTCTAATACAGCCAGGCGCACTTGATAAGTTATCAGGATACATTGGCAGAAGATTTGGTAAAACTTATACAGGAACAAATGTTTATCTTGATACTGACAATACTCTTAGAAGTAGGTATCAACTAGAGCCAGGAGTCACCGTTGAGAATAATCAGGTAGTAACTAAATTTTATGATTATTTAGATTTAAAAAATATCGAAACTTTCTTTGGAAACAAAAACGAAAGAGATGATAAGACAACATTCCAAGAACATTATAGTTGGAATCCACCTATTGACTGGGATAAGTTTCTTAACTATAGAGAATATTACTGGATACCAGGAGGACCTCCTTCGGTAGCAGTGTTTGGGCAGACTCAGTCTGTGCAGTCTACCTACAAAGTCAATCAGGGTATTGGATCAAGTTGGGTATTAACACCGGACGGATTAACCAATAACCCAACACTTACACTTTATAGGGGACAGACATATACATTTACAGTTAATAGTCCAGGCGAACCGTTTGTGCTTAGAACAAACTATGACACGGGTAGCCTTAACTACGAACCATTAAGATTATATACTCCAGGACAACTAGCGGTATACGATGGTAAATTATGGAGAGCATTAAAAGAAATACTTCCAGGTGACGGAAGCACCATAGACATCGATACGGAAGATTGGGAATTAGTAGATAGTTCAGCATCTTTTAATAGTTTAGTATACAATAACGGAGTAACCAATAACAGTGTTGAAGTAGGAACATTAACATTTGAAGTTCCTCTAGATGCACCAGATGTTATATACTATCAAAGTGCAACCGATGCCAACAGGTTGGGACGATTGGTAATTGCTGATATTGAATCTAATACTGCAATTAATATCGAAAAGGAAATTCTAGGCAAAACATATTACACCAGTGCCAATGATGTTGAACTTTCAAACGGAATGATAATTGAATTCCGTGGACAGGTGCAATCAGAAAAATATGCTACAGACACTTGGTTAGTAGAAGGTGTTGGCAAGGCAATCAACCTAATAAGATTTGCTGATTTAATTCCGCCAAATATCAGTTCAGGCACTCCTGAAATACTTTTTGATAATGAAGGTTTTGATACACAGCCATTTGATGATGCTTCACTTTATCCTGCAAGAAAAGATTATGTAACTATTAATAGAAGCAGTTCGGATCTAAATCCGTGGAGCAGATACAACAGATGGTTTCACAGAAATGTTCTTGAGAATGCATATAAACTGAGAGACAGTGATTTTGATGCACTAGAAACTGCGAGAGCAAAGCGACCAATTATAGAATTCCACCCTAATATTAAACTATACCAACAGGGAACAACGGCAAAAGCATCGGTAGATTATATTGATGATTATACAACGGACGTGTTTTCCACAATAGAAGGAAGCACGGGCTACAGTGTCGATGGAGAATTCCTATTCGAAGGTGCAAGAGTGTTGGTTACTGCTGATACTGATAATCTAGCAAATAATAGAATCTACCAAGTTAAATTTGTTGTTCATAACGGTGTGAGACAAATTACCTTACAGGAAACTGCTGATACCGAACCTAAAGTGAATGAAAGTGTATTAGCCAGCAGAGGAATATTAAATTCTGGTAAGATGTTCTACTATAACGGAACAAAGTGGAACAAGAGTCAAGAAAAAACTACAGTCAATCAGTCACCGTTATTTGATGCATTCGATGAAAATGGTGTAGCACTTGATGACCCTGACACTTATCCTGTAAGTAGTTTTGCAGGAAGTAAGGTGTTTAGTTACAAGCAAGGAACCGGTCCTGTTGATAAAGAACTTGGATTTGCAATTTCTTATCAAAATATAGATAATGTTGGCGATATACAATTTGACTGGAATTGGGAAACAGAAAAATTTACCTATACTGTTAACCAACAGGCATTTATTACAAACATTAATAAGAATTATTACAAAGCTGAAAACGCATATGAAAATGGTTGGGTAAAAACCAATGTAAAATATTTACAACCTATCGTTGATAGTATAACAGTGGTTAACTCCACAAATAGTGTAACATTTAATACTGTAGATTTTTCTCAAGTAGATGATACTACTGAAATTATTTTTTATCGCAACGGTGACGAATTCAAGGAAGAATATACAAGACAGGACGGAGTCTTTACATTTACAACAAAATTTGATGCCAAGGATATTATAACAATAAAAATTGTTGGCAGCATCGAACCCGTGGGAGGTTATTATGAAATACCTCTTGGGTTGGAAAAAAATCCTCTTAATGAAACACTAGGAACATTTACTTTAGGACAAGCAACAGATCATGTAAGAACTGCTCTTGAATTTGATACTAGATTTTCTGGTAATTTACCAGGTGTGTCAAATCTAAGAGACATATCAGATTTTACTGTAAACGCAAAAAGATTCTTAAAACATTCTGGTGTAGCAGCATCAGCACTATTAACACTGTGCGATAAAGAAGTAAACATAATCAAGGCTCTGCAAAATGCCAAGAAACAATATTCGGTGTTTAAAGAAAATTTTATCAAGAAGGCATATGAAGTTGATGATACTGAAAACATTCCAGATTTAGTTGATAGAATATTTGATGAGTTAAACAAGACAAAAAGTGCAACCAGTGCATTTGCCGATAGTGACATGATAGGAACGGGAGCATTCACAAAGGTAGAATACACAGTAGAAGATCCAGGTATTAAAACATTTACACTTACAGAAGATTTTGACTTAGTGACTCTAAGTAGGCGTGCTGTATACATTTACAAAAACGGCTCACAATTACTAGCATCTAAGGATTATACATTTAGTTCAGAATTTGGATTTATTAATGTAACTGCTGATCTAGCGGTAGGAGATATCATAGAAATTCGTGAATACGTTTCTACTGCTTCTTCTCACATACCACCTACACCAACTTCGATCGGGTTATACAAGAAGTATACTCCAATGAAGTTTAGTGACGATACCTATCGTGAAGCACAGGATGTCATACAGGGCCACGACGGTAGTATAACAATTTCTTATGGTGATTTTAGAGATGATGTTTTACTAGAACTTGAATATAGAATTTATAACAATATTAAACAGGAATATGATCCTTCGGTATTTGATATTGATGCTAACATTGGCGGATATTATAAAAACTCCGTGTTCACCAAGGAAGAATTTGATTCAGTTGCCAGCCAAGAATTCCTACGTTGGATAGCCAATACCAATCTTGGATATACCACAAACGAT